TATCAGTCTCCTTACTATCTTTGGCCACCACTGTCTTCTTGGTAGCCGGAAACCACTGTTTTTTGTAATACGATAAAGTAGGTGCAGCTACGCCGACACTTTCAGCTACCTGCTTATCCGATAGTCCTTCGTCTTTCAGTTTTTTATATTGCTCCAATGTGATAGTTGCCACGTACTTCTCTCCCTTCCAATACTCCCTTTTTATTTCCTGTAATTCCCTTTTGATGATTCTTGAGATGTATGATTGCGATAATCCTAATCTTTTTCCTATTTCTGCATGCGTCTGGTTTTCAAAAAATAATCGCATGATTTTTTGAGTCCTTCTTGGCGAATTCCCCAAAACTTTATTTACTATCGGACTTATTTCTCGCCAATCCATTTCTTTTTCTTCACTCTGCAAAGTATCAATAATGGTATAATCGTTTCCTTTTTCGTCATAGCCAATAGGCTGTTCGATGCTGATAGCAGAGAGATGCTTTTTCTCCCTTCGCATAAACATGAATATCTCATTAGTAATACAACGGGCAGAATACGTGCTGAATTTTGCGCCGTTTCTCTCGTCAAAAGAGTTTATCGCTTTCGTCATTCCGAGAGTTGCCGCCCCCACCAGATCTTCATAATTCCATTGAGGTGAATAATATTTCTTTGCAAAGTAGTGGATATACCGCCAGTTCTTTTCTGCAAGAGTGTCTTTTTCTGCATCAGACAGCTTCATGATTGCTCTAAAGTTGCCCTCTTTTCGAGGTACATCTTTTTAAGTTTTTCAATATCCTCAAGGGACGGCTTAGGATTTAATTTCTGCATCAATTCCGCAAGCTGTTTTTTATACTGCAGGTACTTCGCATCTTCAAGTTGTTTGGCCATTTTTCTCTCTCCATTTCATGAGAAGTTGCAGATTAGCCTTGGCTTTTTCCAAGTCCTGCATGCCTCCTTTTTCTTTGTGCCGGCTTACATATTTGATGATATTTCCGATGTAAAACCCTTCGACAACGGTGACATTCGCTTCTTTCGGAAAATGCTTCTCCAGGTAGCCGTTCACATCAATTTCGTTCTTGTGGTAGTGATTCGGCTTGTTAACCAGGTCTTCCTTAAAATCCAATACTGGCAATGTTTCCATCTGTTCCGTATTAGCTTTTTTAACAGCTGTGTTCCACATATCAACAAAACTCATCATATCCTCACCCTCTTACTCTATGATTTCCCAACCTTCCTGCAGCCGATTATGAATCTCGTAATTTCTTAGAGGTTCATAGACATGTACAGTTTTTCCTTTTTCCATCCGAAACAGCAGCGTCCAAGTCCGCGCCTGTTTTCGTCTAGCCATTTCCCTTAATCTCCGCAATAGGGATGTTCTTCAGCTCGACATATAGCTTTGACAGGTCATATAGATAAACAGATCCTGATGCTTTATCCTTTTTGTATCCGAGCCTGATATCGCTAATATTTAGTCTTATATCAATCTCAAAACCTTTTAATTTAGTCATTGCTTTTTGATAAGTTGACCAATCAATCAAGAGTTGACCTACTTGAACAGGTACTTTTTTTGATGAATACAAAGCCTTTTTCTCCTCTAACACTGCAAGCTTTTTATCCAGTTCTTTCGGATAAGCATTCTCTTTCCGTTTTTCTTCCTTCGCTGCCTTTTTCTCAAGGTCTTTCCAGGACTTAATTTGGCTTTTTACCTTTTTGATTTCATCCGCTTTCCACTTGGCAATCTGTTTCATTTCCGCTTTAACTTTCTCGATATTTCCCTCAACAATTGTTAGCACTATTCCCCACCACCCTTTTGTATTAAGTACCAGTTATGGCCCATGTATAACAAAAGCACCGTAATCACTTCACCGACGACCACACCCGCTATAAACTGCATCATCTAACCTGCCTCCTATTATTTTCGGATAGGTAGAATCAAAGCTAGTAAACTCTCATCCTCATTAACTAACGTAAACGGACGCATTCTTCCGAAGAAGTTCAGTGTTACCGTTTGGCATCCAGCCGCTTTTAATAGCTTCATAGCATCTAATACATAAACCGCATTCGCACTTAAAGCCTCTTCAAACTGTAAAGGTGATACAGAGTAATTGATTTTCACTGCAAAATTGGTGTAACCGATAGCGTCTCCAATAAAATCCATTGATGGAGATTTATTCGTACTCGCCTCCGCTTCCGCAATGCCTCCAATGCTTGATATCATATCTGCAACCTGTAAAAGTTCTTTTACCTCTAAATTTATCGTTTGCTTCGCATTCAACGGATCCGGAATAAGTCTAGAGACATCAGGATAGTTACCGTCCACTTTTGCACCCTTAGGAGTAAGAACAGCTCCAACTGTACGAGTGTGGATGCCTTTTGCTACATAAAGGCGATGACTGTCTGTACAAAACAGGTCACCGTTTTCCTGATGCTTCACGCCGCTAAGGATGGGGCGTGCTACACTTGCTTTATTTTTACAAACTTTTTCCGCATGTTTCATAAACATTTCATAGGAAATTGGCATTATTTACACCCTCTTTACGCTATTTTGGTTCGGGCTTAGACACTTTTTGTTAGATGGTTTTTAACCTCTTCAACTGCATCATTTACCTTTTCTGTCCTGTAAGACATAACCTTTTCATCGGCACTCTTGTTTAGTGAGTAGTTATAGCCTTCAATCTCAAGAGACAATTTTGATAATAACCTCATAAGCTCCCTATCTTTTGTGTAGTCCATATTTATTTCCCCTTTCTATGCCACATTATTGATCAATACAACCTAGTCCTTCTTGTAATAGTTGGTTTCAAAACCATCCGCATTCAGTGGCAAGCCTTTCGCCCAGGCAATCGGTTGACCCATGATTTTTTCCAACTCATCGAGTGATCCCGTACCATTAGGGACATCAGCTACAATCTCATCGTGTACATGCATAACCATTTGGTATCCTGCTTCATCTACTCTTATCATTGCCTCTGCTAGGCAATCACGAGCTGTAGCTTGGACAATGTTCTCTGTTAGCTTTCCGCCATACGTATGGAGTCGCCCCCATTTGCCGTTCTCATACCCTTCATAGGTGAGTGATTTTTTATCGAAAGTGGCGTGATCAGATAGTTTCGGTCTTGCATATGCTAAGCGCCTTCCCGATGGCAGCTGGACGAATAAAACGCCCGCATCGCAGAAAAACTTTAAGCCGTGCTGCATTTCCACCAGTATTTTCTCTCTAACTGCTTTCGTTGCTGCTCTTTCTACGTCATACCAAAACTTCACAATTTTCTGATTGGCATTGCGCCACGTTTTGACTAGTTCTGGAAGCTCTTCTTCCTCGAGACCCATATCTAAGGCGCCCATCTGAACAAGCGCTCCTGGTCCGCCTTGATAGCCTAGTGCGAGTTCAGCAACCTTCCCTTTCTGCCGTAAAGGGTCTCCCTTTGTGATGGATTCAACTGGTACGTGAAACATCTGAGCCGCTGACGCTTCGTATATCTTGCCGTGCGTATTGAATACATCTAGTCTCCACTGTTCACCCGCTAACCAAGCAATGACTCTTGCCTCAATGGCTGAAAAGTCAGATACCATAATGCGATGATTAGGTGAGGGAACGAATGCTGTTCGTATTAATTGGGACAAAACAAAAGGCACTTTATCAAAAAGGATTTCCAGCATTTCGTATTCGCCTGCTAATAGGAGCTCACGGGCGACATCTAAATCCTTTAGTTTGTTTTGTGGAAGGTTTTGTACCTGAACGAGTCTTCCTGCCCATCTTCCCGTCCGATTGGCGCCGTAGAACTGCAGTAACCCTCTCACGCGATTATCCTTACAAAGACCACGTTTCATCGCCTGATATTTGCTAACCGATGTCTTCCCTAGTTCTTGGCGAATCCGTAGGACCCGTTTAACGGTTTCGGTTTGTGCCTGGGAGATAAGTATCGGAATGGTGTCTTTCGTAAGACTTTCCGTCTCTAATCCGTTTTCAGCTAGCCATTCTTTTAATTGTGCCAAGCTATTTGGATTCTCCAAGCCTGTGAGTTTACTAGCTTCTAATAAAAGCTTTTCTTTGTATTGTTCATCGCACTCTATGGCATTTTTAACTAACTGAGGATCCAGCTGGACTCCTCTATCGTTAATCCGCTGATCAAGTGCCCATAATTTATTCTCAAAATCGGATATCTCAAAGCGTTGAAGTTTTTTCTTAATAGCTCGCTCTACTTCAACATCGGTCCCGCAATAATCTTTGTATTTCTGCCATTTTTCGAGGTCGTGCTCGGGAAGGTTTCTTGTTCGCCCTCCATTTACTTTGGTAGGTTTACAAGGCACAGAGAAGTATTTGATTAAGTTCTTTCCTGCTGCATCTTTCTGTACCTCTAGGTTCATTGATTTAGCCACTCCATCGAGGTTACCGGGAAGACCTAAGGTTAGAGCATGAACTGCTGTACACCGCCACTGAAGGGGATTCAATTGCTTGCTAAAGTGTTTAGCCATACAAGTACGTTCAAAATTCGCATTGAAAGCTGTCTTGAGTACATCCAATCTTGTTAAACCCTGAAGAACATCCTGAGGTAACTCCTCCCCCTGAGCTAAATCTACGACGTGAACTGGCTCGTCATCCCAAGCATAAGCAAAAATAAGTATTTCAAAATCAGGTGCTTCGACATATTTGTAAACACCACTTTTAATCAGGTCCACACTGGAGTAGGTTTCAATATCAATACTAAGTGTTCTCATTTTTCCGCTCCCGACTTATCTCCATAAGCGCGTGAAAGGTTTGCCTTTTAATGTCCTCAAGAAGCTCCATTACCTGTCTAGGAGACGCACCCTCATCTACGAGATTTGTCATGCCAGTGACAATCAATTGATGATTAAAGTTTTCCATATCTAATTTCATAACGTTTCTCCTCAATTGGTATATTTCTCTAATTTCTGCATATAGTAGGACAAGTAGGTAAAAGAAAAGGAGAAACCGCCCGTCTCTCCCTCTCTGGTTGTTATGTTTAGCTTAAGAAATCGTCATCATCGGCGCTATCGTCATCCATAGCGTCGAAATCATCCTCTGCACGAGAACGTCCACCTAAGTAATCCCCATCTGCTAATTTCTGAATGTTGTTCAATCCGCAAGCGATACCTTTGTTGCCAGCTGTATTAAAGGCATAGAAGTTAATAGATGCACGACCATAGCATCCGCTGTAAATTTCTGTTGAATCAAGAATCGGCTGTACTCGAGCATCTACCACACCTGGCTTCGTCTTAGAAGAAGCATTTAGGAAATAGTGACCTGCATATTCCGGTTGATCTGGACGCTCTTCATCACCATCACGAAGTGGTGTTTTAAGATTGGCCGGGACTTTGCCCCCCCATTTCGCTGCGCCTGATACTTTTACTGCTTCAACGGCTGCTTTGATTTTACGAAGGGTTTCTTTATCTGTTTTTGGGATTAAAAGGGCCACGCTGTATTTCTTTTCTTGGCTATCATCAATTGCGCTTGGCTCGAATACGTGTACATAAGATAAACGGCACTTTCCTGTTACTACCTTTGTGTCAGTGTTTTTAGTGATTGTCATTTTACATTTCTCCTTTGATTTTGGTTTTTTTATTTTTCTAACTTCAAAACGCCATTTACGAGCGCTGTTACCGATTTTGCTGAATAAGGCTTTTCTTGCTTTTGTCTTTGAAGGTTCAGCGATGCCGAATACAAATTTCCGTGATACTGTGCTATATACGCCGTACATTTGACCAGAATGCGGGGCTACTCATACTCGCTTTGTCAACCCACCCTTTACCTTCTACGTAATCAATCTCACCGCGGTAAACTTTCTGATCTTGGTCGAATGGGATTTTTTCACCGGGACAATCTGTTGTAAGACTTCCTTCCATTCCGCCGCACACTTTGCATAATGCAAGTCCGCCATCAACTATGTTTAATTGCCCCCAGTTGTCATCAGGACTTATATCTTTTGGGGTAAAATAATCGTGCTTCATACCAAGTACCTCCTAACTAAAATCAGCAACAGCTGATGCAGTTGAATTAATCTCTGGACGTTTATCGCCTTCAGGCACCAATGTAGGTTTGCCAGTTGGTTTGACGACTAAATCGCTAAGCAATTCGCTGAATACCTTTTTGCCAATGGATTTCTCCATCGCCGTAATACCCAACATTTTTCTCTCAAATATCTTTTCTTCCTCAATCCCATTTTCGAATAAGGTTTGGGCTACTTCTTCCTCATCCGCATATTTCCGGTTGCTTCGTCCTTCGACCAGCTTCCATCCAGGGAACTTCGTGCCATGTTTCTCGGCTTGATCTAGGGCATAGCCTTGAACATCCTTCGCCCATTTCTGGAGCTCGTCCGCTTGAATGAGGATTTGTCCAATTTCTTCAATGGAGAGAAGCGCCGGCTCTTCGAATTCGTACTTTGCCATTTCCAAGTTTGCCTCGGCTCTCTTTCTGCAGGTGAAGCGTGCTTTACAGAATCGGCAGTGGTCACCTGCTGCGTATTCTCCTTCGCCTGCAATCGCCATATCTGCTCGAGGCTTAACGTAATCATCTGCCCAGGTTAACAGTTCATCCGCTTCCATCGCATCGGTTGATATGCTATCTAAGCGAGGCTGAACGATGGTCATTTTCACCGTTTCAATATCGAACAGCATGCCGAATTGATTTAAAGCACCTAGTGCATAAAGACGCATTTGTGAGTTTTCTTCGGCAGAGACAGGTACGCCCTTGCCATACTTCAAGTCGATGATTTCCATGGCGCCATCGGCAATCAGGACCACATCACCTGTACCAAACCCTCGAGGCACCCATAGGCTGAAATCGACTCGTTGCTCGAGGAGGATAACCGCATCTTTCGATATGGATTGTGTCTCATGGATCCGTTCAATGACGAAATCCACATAAACCGCTACGTAATCCTCCATTTCCTGAGAATAGAACTCATTGTCTTTCTTAAACTTATTCAAACGACGGGTAAAAACAGTTTTACTAATTGCGCCTACATGCTTTTGAAGGTAAATTTCAGAAAGCTCATGTGCTGCCGTGCCTTCTCTTGCGAAATCACTTGTTTCATCTGGAAATTGTTGCTCCAGCTTTGCGCTTGGCGGACAGGACATCCATCTTTTTGAGCCTGATGCACTTAAGTAGGCATGGTCCCTTTCTGCGTGTGCTATACTCATGCGATTTCCTCTGCCGCCTCAAGC